CTCACCACACGGACGGTGGGGGGGGTGGCGTTTTTGTGCCGTCTTATATGGTGGGGGCGGCAAAGAGTATATATAACTTGGCCGCCCCGTGCCGCAAGAATGGTTGCAAGCGCCTATAGATATGTTAGCACATCACCGCGCCGCTGTCAAGCAGGCTCGCTCGGCTCGCTCGGCTCGCCTATCAGCGCGTTCAGTAGGTCGTCACAGTCACCGCGCGGCTCAAAGTGACTGAGCTGTGGCGTGCCCCAGCTCTTCAGTTCGCCGCCGACCAGCACCAGCTTGACCTCCATCACGGAGACCCCTTTGTACTTGCCGCCCGTTTGCGCTATCTGCTGCATTCGCAACATCAGCGATTCCCAATTTCCCGTCATCGCTTGCTCCTATGGTAGATTCGGTAGACGGCCAGGACTCAGCGGCTCATCAGTCGGCACTAGACTGCAATCGCAGCGGTAGCCGCGACACGCCAGATAGGGAGCGCCGGGTACGCGCGGCAAGATACCCTTCTCGGCCCAGTAACTTGCGCGCTTGACCTTGCCGTGCAACTTCAAACAAGAGGGGCAGTGCTCCGCTCGTCCTAGCGTCCACATTAACTTCTTGTCTCCGCTCGCGTACACTTCCGCAGTGTGCCTCACCTCATCGTAGCGACTCGTCCACATCTCCGCTCGCTTGAGCAGCGGAGAGAGTTTTCCCTTCCGTGCTTTTCCGCCTTCGATGATGGCAATGCCGAACAATTCGACGGCAGCAGTGGCTTGTGAGATTTCGACGGTGAGCTTTGATAGTTCTTTGTCGGATAGCTCGTCGGGCTCCACTCCGGCACGAGCGGCCCCTTCGATCCAAGCAGCGTGAAACCCGCGGTTGATTGTGCCCGTTAGGCCGGAAACGAACTCGCCTAGCGTAAGATCGCCACGCCACAGCAGCGTCACGTATCCGCGTACTTCAATAGAGAAACGCAACTGCGTTCCCTTGGTGATCCCCGCTTCCGAAAGTATCCTTTCTCGGCGCAAGAAACCCAAGATCTCGTGAAAACGGCTATTCACGCTGCATCTCCTTCAAGACGGCCAGCGCGTGATCCGTGTTGCCCTCTTGGATCAACTCGACCAGCATAGTAACGACCTGCCGCTCCACTTCCGTTGGCGCTGCCTCCGGGTACATTTCGTCGATGATCTCCGCCACGTCGGTTAGCCCAAATTCGGGCAACCGCGCAACAATGCTAGAGAGTTCCTTGGCTGGCAGTAACCCCTTGTCGTAGATCTGGCAAACGCCACCGATCACCTCGGTGAACAACGAGTCCAACGGGGGGTCGAGTGAAACGTCAACGTCGATATTCTCGATGTCATTGATGACCCGCGCGTTATCGACCGGGTAGGTCGCCGCCATGCGCAAGACAAACTTGACCATATCACTGAACACGCTCGACCACAACAACTGGTGGCGCGTCCACATTCGCAACGTCGGCCCTGCCAATTCCCGTGCAACGGCGCGGTTTTGGGCGGCGTCGGGGCGGTTCAGCCACAACGCTTGGATCCCCATGCCTACACCGCTCATCTCCGTAAGGATCAAGCTGTCCATCTGCGCGTCGCCCGCCGAAGTCGTCAACGGCATACGCTCGCGCTTGACCGCTTCGTTATGGACAAAAGGGGTGCCTGCGGGCGGGGTCGGGTTCGTCTCGTTCCCGTACGCGCTAGACGTGTAGGCCAGAGAAGACGATAGCGCATTGACCACTGCGTCTACACCGCGCGAGCCGCCGCTTGTCGTAATGTCCTCGTAGAACGTCGCGACCGCCTTGACTAGCGCGGCTCGATCCTCCATGAACTCCCGCAGCGCCAGCGCCCACGGAATTCCGGTCGATGGCATCGGCCAACCGCGCTCATCGAGCGTATTGACCGCCAAGTGAGCCATGTAGATGTCGGTCAAGTCGTTGGCGTCGTCCGCCTTGGTAACGGTCTTGGAGAATTCGATCCCGGAGTAGGCGGCCTGTACTTCCGCCGGAGTGCTCATCCAGTCCTTGTAGTAGCGCGTGCGCTTGACGCCGTCGTTCCCTAGCGACTCCCGCTGGTAAAGCACCGTCGTGTCCTTGTCTCCGTCCAAGTGTACGAGACGCGTGATTTCCAGAGGATCTATGCGACGAATCCGAACGGATCCATCCACCTTGGAAACGAAGAAAGCCCAAAACAACTCGCCGTCCACGATCAGATGATTGTTTTGCCGGTCGATCTTGCGGGGCGACAGAATGGGCTTGTTAGCCCGTGCGTTCCAAAATGCATCGAAGATTTCTTGCGCAACGGGATCATCTGGAATGACAATGCTGATCTGCGTGCCGAACGCGTAGTCCGTCCACATTGTTACCATGCGCTTGATCAAATCGACATACTTGAAGGCCCAGCGGGACTTCCGTACGGCGCGTTCGAGGTCGCGGAAGTTCACTCCCTCTTCGCCCCCGAGCGAACCGATCTGCTCCCATCCTCTCATCTGACGAACAAAGTCCATCGTGTCGCCGTCTGCTTCCGACAGGAGGTGCATCCGCGAGAACTGCCAAGGCGCCTCCTGATACGCGGCATCGAAGGCGCGTGCCTTGTGGGCTACGCTCTCGAACTCGGCGTTGCTGGTGCGCAGCCTGCGCAACGTCTTCCCTACGTTCTCCCTGAAACCCATGATCCCTCCTAATACCCGAATCTACGCGGAGCATATACGGCTCGCCGATCTGTCGAAACGCTCTGTTGCCTCTCGTTCCACAACGCCGGGCCGACTAGGGCTTGCAGCACAGAATCCGCAACGTCGGTGCTCTTCCCAAGGCGCTTGCGCAAGGTCTCCTTGCCTTCAATTTGATATTTGCCAGCGCTCAGGACGCGATATTGGGGCGACACGAGTTCGCCAATGAGCGCGTCGTCAGGGGGCAGACAGATGTTGAAACCCGATTCCGGGTTCAACATCTCTCGCGCTAACCACCACATCGCTGACCTCCAGTTGTTAAATCCCATCTCGCCCGTCGCATCTCTGAGTTGCGTTCCGTACGACGCGATAAAGGGCACTGCCGGAACTCCAAGTTCTACGAGGCGATTGTAGAGACCCGCGCCAACGCCGATTGCGTCCGGGAAGATCAGGTTCGGGCGTAGCTTTTGCGCTGCGCCATAGATAACCCCGGCGAATTCCATCGTGGCTACTGCCGGATCGAGCGCCGCCTTGATTGTGCGAACCTCGCGCACTCTCGTCCCGCCGTATACGATTGCCATAGCGCTCAAGTCACCTCCGCCCTGACCGCCTCCCACATCTGCGCCGATGGAAGTACAGCGCCCGGGGAAGCCCTCTGCTTCCCACGCGTACCACCGCTCGTTTGCCGCCTCGACCCAAGCGAGTGGGATAACCCCCATCTCTGTCTCGACTGCGAATTCCCCAAGCACGCGGTTCCTGTAGATGGCCGAAGTTTCGCCCCACTCTCGCTTCCTCGCTTCTGCCCATTTCTCCGAGATGCGCCGCGCTTCAATCGCTTCGTCCAGCGTAACGTGCCTAACCCACCAATCCTCGTGGCCCGGCTTGCGCGAGTGAATATCGTAAAAGTACCCCGCCGCCGCGCCCGGCGTGCTGATGGCTAGTGCCATTGCTTCGGACGTATCCGGGGCTGCGAAAGCGCCTTCCGCCGAGTTCCACAATCCCCTCGGAATGATCTTAGCCTCGTCGAACACGTAGAGCAAGTGCTTCGCGTGAGCTCCCTCGATCTGCTCAGGCGTTCCCGACGCGATGGCAGACGCCGACCCCGTCTTGAGCTTGATCATCGTATTCAGGAGGGTGATGCTCTTTCGCAACGGATCACACCCGATGACGTCCCACTTGAGCAAGCGTGCCCACTTGTGAATCTCCGGCCACAGGAATGAGACCAACTGCCGCCACACCGAGGCGGTCGTGATGATCTTCCAGTCATCATCCCCACCCCCGTCATCACGCGTTAGCGCAAACCACAAAATCACGATGGCCGCCATCATCGTTTTGCCCAAGCCGTGCGGCCCCCGAACGGACACGCGTGCGTGTGTGGTGAGATGGCTCAGAATCTCTTCTTGATATTTTGTTAAGTGCCCGCCTTTAGGCCAGGCAACACAATCCCTAGCGAACCCGACGGGGTCATTTCTGTATTTGTCGCGGAATCGATCGTAAGCGCTCCCATGCTCTCGCTCCCATAGGGCAAGCGCGGCGGCTGCTCTATTCTGATCCTCCTGTGAGGACATCCCTCGGTTGTTCGCCATTCTTAATACGCCTCAACTGTTCGGGCGTGCAGTCATCTGGATCCCAATTGAAAACATCAGTGCTGTCCGTCGCCATGCCGCTCGCCAGTCGAGCTAATTTCGATGCGGCCTCGACTACTCGGGGAATGTCGGTCAAACGCCAGTCAGCAGGCTCTACAATCGTGATCTTCCCGCCGTCCTCACGCGTAACGCGCCCCACCGGAAACGCCAACATCTCTTCACCCCGCTTCAGTAGCCGATCCGCCACGTCCCATTCGCGACTGCGCAACTCCGTTCTCCGCGCTTGCCACTGAAGGCGATCTTGCTCGATCAGATACTTATCCCACTCAGCAGCCCTCTCACGCCACTCCCACTGCGCGATAATCGGCACCCATGCTCCGGGGCAGGTTGCCGCCGGAGCCATCCCGCGTTCAGCCCTTTCCTCATTGTACACGGCGAGAGCCGAACGGCGCAAACCCAACTTCCGGAATTTCTCGAACCGCACCCACCAGTTGTTCGGCTCGCCTTCTTGCCGATCCCACCGCGCCATGTTACCCCTCCAAGTCTAGGTCGCTCCACCGATACAAGACGCGCTTGGGGTCATCCTCGAGTCCTAGCCGCGCCAAAAAGGCAGAGCGCTGTTCTTTTTTCTCAAAAGAAAACACGATATGCGCTATGACCTCCTTGTTTTTCGGAGGAACAACCTTCCCTTCGTCCGGGATGTCCTCACTTTGATAAAGCTCCGGCGTAAAAAGGCCCGCACCTGATCGCTGTGTAGCCAATAGATTCTGGACGGCTTCGGATTCTGTCTCGAACGCGGCGGCTAGTTCCGTTATCGCGCTGGCCGAAAGTTCTGCCATCTGCGAGAGCGGGTCGTATGTGAGCAGAGCATAGTCCGCCTCCTTGTCAGTGAGGTCGGTCACCGCTACCTCGACCACTTCGTTCGGATATTCCGCGCCACGCATGTTGCCATCCACAAAGGTCAGCTTGCCGCCTAGCCGCTCAGACTCGTAGACCAACGGAGTGCCCAGCCAGCCGATCTCATCCACAATGGCGTGCAGCGTGTCCTTCTGGCTCTCATCGTGCGTTCTGTGATTGCGCGGATTCTCGGCGATGTCGCCAAGCCGCACCTTGCGATGCTCGACGATCCGATTCTTCAGCATGGCAGCAACCTCCGCAGTGTCTTGTAGTCGTCAGCCCTGTTCATCGCGATTTCTCGCCAGAGCGTTTCCGACGCCTCCAAGTACTCCGCCTCCAACTTTAGATTCTTCCACACGTTGCTCTGCCGCGCGTGCCGCACGATAGGCCCCGCAAGATTGAAACAGCACTTGCGACGATACGCCTCGCGTTGCCATAGCCAACCCATCCAGATATCGTCAAATCGCGGCACCTCAATGAAACTGCACCACGGTCGCCACTCTTGGGGCTTGAACGCAATGTTCATCCCGCTCAGCGCAAAGTACTTGCCGTAAATTGACTGCGGGTAGAACGTCATGGGCCGCGCTCCATAAGAGAGTTGGCGCGGCGCGCAGTAGTCCCCCACCTCCGCCCAAAAGCCCATGCTGCAAGCAACCGGCATCTTGACGGTCGTTTGAGAATAAGGCGTCCCGCGCGAGGGCGGCGAAGTAACCGTCGCGAACAGCTCGACCTGCTGCGGCTCCAATGCGGCGATGTGAGCTTCAGCCAATGCGGGTAGCGTTTGCCCCTTGGAATAGGTATACGGATAACAGTCGCCGTCCAGCACCACAACGACGTCGGCTTCGCGACGCGAGGCTTCCTGCACGCCCGCGTTCTTTGTCGCGCCGCAGCCCTCGTGATTCTCGTCTTGTTGCAACACGAGCCAGTCGGGCTCTCCCTCGACGCCCCATGCCTCCTTGAACTTTGCGATTTCCTCATCCGTAACCCACGGCACAACAATCGCGTATTTCACTTTGTTCTCCTCTTACGCTTAATCCCAAAGTCACGGTCGATCAATCTTGTGTTTAACTTGACGTCGTACGCCCCCTCCGCGTGCTCCACCAACTTCAAGTAAGGATGGTACGCATCAACCACCTTTGCGGCAAGCTCGGCGCCAGCCCCGCGATAAAAAACGGCGCACCCCCCATCGGCCCTCCTTTTTCCTGCGAAGGCCACTACCCTATTCGCGATCAATGACAAGTAGCCGAGCTTGAACGACTCCATCATGAACACGGCGTCTTCGTACAGCTCGAATTCGGACTTGTAGTCAGCCGGCGTATCTGTGCGAATCAGCATGACCGTCGCTACATAGCGATTTAGTGAATAGGTACGCTTCGCGAACTTTGCGAAGGCAGTGCAGCCCATTCCTACGATAGCAATTTTGGGATGCACGCTGATAAACGATTCACACGCGGTAAGGGCATCGGAAAACGACGCTTCTACAAGCTCCCCGTTCTTGGCAATGCCCATGCGCTTAAGGTCGTCGTCGAGCATCCAAAACCACTTCTCGCCCCGCCGCCGCATCTCCCTCAAACAAGCCCAGCGCGAATAGCTAAGACCCCTATCGTTATCGCCTATATCAAAGACGGGGTAACCCGTGGCCCGATATTTCTCCAATTCTTGTGGTTCAACGGCAACTTCAAAAGGGATCCCCTCTGCCGCAAGTGCCGCGGCCGTAAGCTGGACGTGTGATCGCTCTTTGCTAGGAATCATAATAGGACATACCATTATCGCCCCCCTCTCCCAAAATCGCGGTCGATTAACTTGTTGTTGCCGCGAAGCTCATATTGTCCCGCCCCCGTCTCTCGCATCGTCATGTAAGGCTCGGTAATCGCCGCCACAATTGCTGTCCTCATCGCCACTTCCTCTTCGTTTGCATAGATATCCGAGCAGCCCCCTGCGGCTCTTCGCGGCATGTCGGTAAAGCAAAAGTGCTGCAACTTGATTGTGTGGTAACCCGCCCGCAACGTCTCCACAAAGAACACGCCGTCGGCGTACAGCCGAATGTCCGGGCGGTAGTTCACGCCCGTATCGGTGCGCACCAATACGACCTCCGCTGGGCAACGATTCAACTTGTAGGGCTCCTTGGCGGCCCACGCGTAGGTGCGGTGCATCAGTCCAATCTCAGCAATCTTCGGCGACAGGGCGCGATAGGACTCGCACGCGGAGAACCCGTCGCGCCAAGTCAGGTCGTGAATGTGACGATTCTTCACTATGCCCAGTCGCTTCACATCATCGTCGATCATCCAGAACCAGGGCTCCCCGCGGCGCCGCATCTCGTTCATGATGTTCCAACGCGAATAGCCGATCCCGCGATTAGGCTCCGGCAGAACAAAAAGCGTGTGCCCACTCTTGGCATATTCGTCTGCGTCCTCCGGCCCGACCGCGATTTCGCAGGCCAGCCCTTCTGCCCGCAACGCATCCGCCGTCGTGCAGGCATTGGCGCGCCCCTTACTCGGTATCATCGCTAGAAATGCCATGCTCCTCTACCATCTGCTGCAATTGTTCGTTCTGAATCGCAGCCTTCGTGACTAGCTTTAGACCGTACTCATTCGGCTCAGTCGGGATCTCTACGTCTGCCTTGCGCACGAGCTGGTTGTCGAACTTTTGCCAGTTACCAAATATTGCGTGTTGCGGACGCCGGAACCGACGCGTCGTCTTGACCACTCCCGGCCACACGCGCTCGAGTTCGCGAGCCATCCTGAGTCGCCCGTCGTTCACGTACACGTCCATCTGCCCGCCCTTGCGCGTCATTGTAGTCGGGGTCACGATCATAAACACGTTGAATAGAATCGTGCACCAGCCGCCCATGAGTACCTGCAGGGTCATGTCGGTGTCCTCGTTGTAGCGGTAGCGCCAACGATAAGGCAGGTCGTTTTTCATCAGGAAACAAGTGTAGCAGCGGTGGTTCAGGTAGAACGGCGGGTGCTTTTGCTGTGAACTCCCGCGAGCGCCGGGTAGGAAGAACGAGGAATTGAAGCTACTCAGGCCCACATTCTCGTAGCGGTCTACAAAGTCCTCCATCGCAATCAGGGCGATACGGCAATCGCACGCGATGCGCCACCCGTGGTGCATCTTTACCATGTAGCGGATGTCGTCATCGAACTGCCAGTGCCGCTCATGCCCCTCGGAAACCGCGTGGTCGCGGATCCAGTTGCGTGCAAAGACCAATCCACCGTTGCTCTTGGGGAGCGTCAGCACGCGCTCGGCCCCGGCGATCTCAGCGTACGCGTCGAACTCTTGCGGCTCGACCACGACGCGAAATTCCACTTCGTCCTTCAGGAACATCTTGACCGACAAGCAACAGTCACTGCGGCCCTTCGATGGAATGTAGACAGGATACTTAGGTTGTCTCATCTCTTAACCTCAAAGGCGTCTTGAACTTGCGCCACAAATGGGCCGTGCTCGCCTTGGGCATCCCGCTCGAGCCGCGCTTTAGGTTTGGGATCAGATACGGCCAATGTCGTTGCAGATTTCTCAGCTTTCGTGCTCCGCCGTCTTGTCCGTAGTGAACCTCAGTGCAGCCTCCGGGGGTCATCTTAGGCGCAGATGAGAACGAATAGAAGTTGATCAGTATTGTACACCACCCGCCCGTCAACACTTGTAGCGAGTAGTCTGTATCCTCTTGGCAGTCGCTTCGCCACATGTAGGGGATGGCCGAGTTCACCATGAAGCACGTGTAGACCTGTTGGTTCACCTGAAAGGGCGTCTTGGGCTTGAACACGCTACTGCGCATCCCCGCGATCCCCACGTTCGTGTAGCGCGTGACGAACTCCTCAGTCTTGGTCAGCGCGTCCTCAGCAGAGCACTTGACCGCCTTGCCGCCCACCCAAATATAGAACGAGCGCAGGTCGTCGTCGATCTGCCAGTGCCAAGAAGCCTGATGATCCGCGCGCTCCTTGATCCAGTTGCGCGACGCGGCCAAGCCCTTGTCTCGAAACGGGAGCTCCAAGACCTTGTCGGCCCCGTGTACATCCGCATAGTCCCTCACCAGTTGAGGCTCAACTACAATCTGGTACGGTATCCCAAACGAGGCCAGCAGCCCCGGCGTAGTGCAGGTGCTTGCTCGATTCTTCGATGGGATGTAGACGGGATATTGATTCACTCCTCGTCGCCCCCCTCAAACCTCACCGACACGAGATCAGCGTTCTCCTCGACCGGCCACCATGAGCTACGCAAGTGACCCTCGGCAACAGCCTGGACCTCATCCTTGTCCAGCCCTAGTCGATCCATACACTCAAAGAGAGTCGCCTCGTCCCGGAATCGCAAGTTCAGCCGGTACATACGCGGCCCCGCGTCGAATTCGGGCATGCCCACCCATTCCTTGGCCGCGTCAAAATCCGTGATCTCAGAGGACGTGCGCGTCACGTAGACCAGCCCAGCCAACATGCTCTCGTCGTAGCCCGTACCAACCAAACCGTCCGGCGCGGTCTCCCCGATCTCGCGGAGAATGTTGGTCAGCGCTCGGTCGTCTACGGCGCTCAAGTGCGATATCTCGTTGTCGCCCACGAGCAACTTCATCGCGCGGGGATCGTCAGCCGCTATGTCGAGCCGCACCACGGGGATCGACTCAAACCCCATCTTACGCGCTGCTTTCACGACGCCGTGCCCGGCGAGAATCGTATAGTCACGCGCTACGACCACATTCCGATACAGCCCATGCTCGCGGATGCTCGCCATGAGGTGTTCGACTTGGTCGTCTGGGTGCTCCTGATAGTTCTGCGGATGAGGCTTCAGCTTGTCGATGTCGGTATCGACGGGTTCGAAAGTCGTTAACTTTTTCATGGTGCTACTCCATATCAGCCTTGATATCCCAGCCCTCGACCTTGGCCCGCATCAGCAGTTCGCGCACCGCGGCCTCGACCGCGGGCAAGTGCTCCGCGTTGGAAACGACAATGCGAATTACGTACTGACCTTGGGCTACGGGCGGGGTATCGTCAGGGAGAGGATCGTCTTGAACTTCGTCGGGTTCGTCAAACTCAGGGGGCGCGATGCTGGCGGCCTGCTCGTCCAGCATCGCTCGAACAATATCCGAATCCGTGTGGACTCCGCGCAGCAAGGCGTCCAGTTGATCGGCCACAATGCCGCTCATCGCGGCGAGCGGGTCGTACGTGAGCAGAGCGTAGTCTGCTTCCTCGTCGGTCAGGTCTGTCACGGCAACGACCACTTCAAGATCCGGGTATTCGCTCCCGCGCAGATTCCCGTCCACGAACGTAAGCTCACCCGTCCGCTCAGAACGATATACGAGCGGCACGCCCAGCCAACCTACTTCCCCCACGACGGCTTCTAACGCGCCGCGCTGTTGCGGGGTGTGCAACTTGTAGTTACTTGGGTTCACGCGAATATCGCCTAGCCGCACCCGCCGCTGCTCAACGATGCGATTCCTAATCTTCATTCCAGCACGCTCCGTACATACCGCAGCTCGGGCGGCCCTGGAACAGGCACCCTTGCTCTTCGCTGCACTCTACTTCCAGTGACCGCCAGTAGGCCATGTCGGCATCGGGATCCGCGCCACCGCCTCGATCTTGCCCGTTCCGCAGGAACGTATTGAATGCCTCTTCAAACCGCTCGCGCCGCCCGTAGAAGTCGTAACGCAGCGCCCGATTCACCGGCTTCCCGTCGATCTCTCCGCTATACAGAAGGTAGTCGCGATCCTCCTGAATCACCTGAAACTGTGCGATGTGGCCCCACGCCCGATAGACCAAATCCAATCGCGGCAGCTCCCCATACTTGTCGAACCACAACTGGCCGTACAGCCACAACTGGGCGACGTGGTCGAACTTGGGCAGATTAGCCTTGTAGTCCCACCACTTGTCGCCGGTCGCCTTGTGCTCGATGATCAGCGGAACGTCGTCGGGCCGCATCACCAAGAAGTCGAGCTTGCCCGACCACACGTCCGACTTGAGCCGCGTCTGCGTGGTGACCTGTCCGGCCCACACCCGCTGCAACGCCTTTAGCGTTTGGTCCTCGTAGGCCGTGCCCAAATCCATCACTTCGCGGAGATGCGCCGGAAACTCCCCGGACGGCAACTCGAGCATCTGCCCAAAGGCGGTGCGAATGCAGCGCCCAAAGCTGGACACATACAGTTTGCCGCCGAACGGGTACGATGACCGCGGCACCGAGTAGAACGCGTGAATCGCCTCTCGCACATTAAAACCCTCAAGATCCATTTCGCCCTCTCCTTTTTGGCTCCACAATCGCTCTCATTCGCGCCACGTCACGCTGACGAAACACATACTGACCACGTTTTTCGGGCACAAGCCGCCCCTCTCGAATGAGGTAGTACACACGCGCTTCCTCTACGCCGAGTTCGCTGGCCGCCTCGGGCACTGTCAAGTAGCCCGGAGGTGCCACTCCCTTGCGCCCCCCGCGGCCCCCATACGGATGAACGTAGGCGGGCGAAAACTCGCGGAGTGTCGACAATCGGAAGAGTTGGCGTCTGCCCACAAGGGCGTCGGGAACGAGCCTGCCCGCGCGAATCTGATAGCGCAGTTGCGTTTCAGTCAGCGTCGGGAAGCGGTCGCGTAGGATGCGTAGGGCTTGTCGGACGGAGTAGTGCTTGTCGCTTCTCATAGTAGAACTATTGTATCACAGTTCGGGGGGCTACGCAAGCGCTATTGTGCGCTATTGCGGCCCACAATAGAGTTTACACGTTATGGCGTTTTTGGCCCCTATAATGTGTAAAGTCTTTTGTGGAGAGGGCAGTAGACAATAGCGCCGCAAAAGAGACCCCCTCCACAAGAGTGCAAAGCGCTTCGCGCTTCCAGTAATACACTATAAAGTATGGAATATATTATGTTAAGCCTTTTGTCTTTTGCGCTTTTAGAGAAAAAACGTGTTTTTTAAAAACACAATTTTTTTTTGTTATAAAATGACAAAAGACAATAGGGTTTACATAATGTCATCCGCAAACCTCCGCATGATCTTTAGCTCGAATCGATCGCCCCAACGAACCACGCTAGAATGATCACCCGTCTATCTCGATGCCCTTTAGCCTGAGCATCGCAACGCATATATCGCGTGGCGTTGCTGTAAACAATAACCATTCTATAGCATCTTCAAGGCCGTCGAACTTTACCTCATAATCTTCATAGCCCATCATGCAGCACAACTCATAACGTGCATCGTTGGAACCAATATCAGACGCCCTAAGAACTCGCAGCGCATGATCGAATGACGTTGTGTATTCTGGCATGAAGAAATCCGACAATGGGCCCGTTCTCTCGTAATCGCCAAAGTGCTTGGCTATTAGCAGGGCAATCTCTCTATCTGTCATGTTCTCTTCCCCCTCTTTGATACTCACAGCATGCCCGCGTCAATCGCCGCCCATACACCCAGATTCACGCCCACAGCGATGATCGCGATAACGATGATTATCAGCGCCACCCGGCAGCCTATCCCCTTGCTCCCGTCGCTAAGTTTCATCGCCCCCGTCCTCCTCTGCTGCACTTGGAGCAGCTGCTGACCGTCTCACTGGCCGGCATGCTCGCAGCAGTTGTGTCGCTCACCGTTCGCCGCTCATTCCAGGCCGCTCCGCATCTCTTACACCACACGGTCACCTCGACCGTGCGCGTGCCGCGCCGTTGCTGTGTCGTCGTGAGTCGAATACGCTCGCTTTTCATGCTGTCGCTCCTTCCAGCGGCCAGATCTTGACGTACCCATCGCGCTCGATCACGCGCCAAACTGAAGAGTTCGGTGCCCACATGAACGTGATGATCAGCCCCCCGTCCATGATCGGCACGATCTCGGAAAGCGGCAGCGCGGCAGCTCCTAGCGCAGCCGACAGTTCTGCGGCGTGCGCGTCGCATCCGATGAACAGCACCGACACGAGCTGCTTCCCATTGTCGGCAGCGGACAGCAGCATAATCGCCTCGCGCTTGGCCGATGCCCAGACCTCGACGTTCTTGTTGTTTTGCCACCGCTTCTGCAGATAAGTCAGCGATGTGGCCGTTCGCTTTTCCCAAGGATGCCCGTCGCCGCGCACGGCCAGCTTCACATCGTCTCCCAGCGCAATCGCCTCGGGCACGCTATCCAGCGCGACCGCATCCCACTGCGTTTCTGCGAGCAGGTCGGCATACGAAGCCATTGTGGGCGGCGGCGCCGCCTGATTCGCCAAGTTCAGCAGCAGCAGCGCCCCGACCAAGGCCAAGCCCAAGAGCAGTCCGCTCCCGCCGCTACGAGTCCGTTCCCGAGTCGTCATCGTTTTCCTCCAACTTTCCTCGCACAAAAGCGTCCCAACCTTGCGGGAGCATATCGTCCAGATTCGACACAATCATCGTTGACCCATAACACAGATACGGATTGGCCTTGTGCATAACCCTGCCGAGCGATGATCCCGCGCTCGCGACAAACTCTTTGTCAATATTGCAGCGATCCTTGAACAGCCAATCCCCGTCGTATTTGAGCATGATCCACAAGTTAGCGGGCGGCGCTGGCTTCACGTATTCGGGAGGGTTCTCGATCTCGTGAAACGCCACAACTTCTGACGCGAGTTTGATGCCCGTATTGCTCGAATACCATGTTCCTGCAAACAGAGCAGCCTTGCTAGCGCGATGTGCCAAAGTATGCCACCCGTTGTCTGTGTACACCCAGTAGGCCCAATCTGGCCTTGCTTCCTTCACGTTGTAATTCCACTTACTCATCTTGTCCTCCTTACCTCCTCGCCTAAATCTGCCTCCGTCAGCGCGTCGCAGAGGTCGTAAAGTATCTCCCAGTCGGATTGACCGCGGCAGTAGCGGACGGCGCCTCGTGCCACAGTCTGCAAGCGTTTCACCTGCGCTTCCAGAAACGAGATCCGCGCGTAGGCGTATAACCTCAGATCGTAAATGGTCAGTGATCGATAGTCCTCACCCAACCAGTCCACCAAGAATCGGTCTTGTTTCTGATCATCATTCATGTCGTTTCACCTCCGCCGCATAGAACGCGTTGAATAGTACAATCAGTAGCATGTAGGTCAGTTCTAGTTTCCGCACCGACGAACAGCGGTCATAGTCGGCGTTGTTGCGCATAGCGGCCTGAGCGGTGCCCAATGCCAGCCACCACGCACGGAACCATGCTCTAACTTTTCTCATTGCGTCTCCCCTTTGCATCTTGGTAGCAATCCCACAGGTCGTCCGCGCCTATCTCGGAACAAATGGCAAACGCGCCGTGCTCCCACAGTCCGTCAAGGATAGCATTCGCCTCATCGAGCTTTGCTTTGGTTGCGTTGATCTCATTCGACAGCTCGTAGATGAGATTTCGTTGCGCCGTATACGTTTTGTCGTTTTCTTCCGCCAACGCTTTGACCGCCCTATAGTGTCCGCCGGTCACAAAGTTTCCCGTCACGTGGTTCAGAATCGAGTACATAAAGTTGTGTTTCATTTTGTCTCCAATCCAATGCGAATCGTGTGTACGAGCTTGCAACTCGGACAGGTCACGGTATCGCCGTCGGCAACGTAGGCCGTCCGTTGGTCGATGTATTTGCCGCACGAGCAGCGGATCGACATTTCTCCGTAGCTGTCACAGACCTCCTCGATCACCGCCTCATTCGGGTTGTACACCGGAATGGGCATCCACGCGTCGAACGCGTCAATCTCGTACCATGTGAGGTGTCTGTCTTCGGGGATGACCCATTCAGGCCCATACCGCGTAGCCTGCAGCGTCCCGCGTAGCGAATGACCCACCAAGACCTTGACGTTTTCCGGCGGCCACGTTTCCGGGTTCTCCGCGTCGATCCTCTTCCAGTCGTTCACTTTAACCTCCTCGTCTCGACATAGACCTTGACCGTATGGACTCGATTGCAGCCCAAGTGCCAACAATCGATGATCTCGCCCGGCTTGCCCCACAAGCTAGCCCCGCACTGACAGCGGAAAGTCGTATCGCCATCCTCGTCGTACAGGTCGGTGATGACTGCTGCTTCTTCCTCGAACGCAGGCAGCGCGGGCATCCACGCCACCGGCGCGTCATCGGCCTCTGGGTAGAAAGCCACTTCCAGTCCGTCCACAACGACGAACCAGAGCTTGGTGCTCGGGCAGGCGATCCAGCGCATCTCGGCCTCGTAAAACACTTCGCCCCACGGCATCGTCACGATCACCGGCTCGTCCGTTTCTGGCAGAGAACTCCAGCCGTCAACCTTGTTCCACATAATCCTCTCCTTTTTCGATCATGTCGGCAGCGCGGCGCAACTCGTTTGCGAGATGCTCGCGAATGCCGTAGCCCTCCCCTTCCGGGGTCATGTGTTCATACCCCATGAGGGCGCACAGGGCGATCTCAGTCGCCCTGTGCTTGGTCGCGTTCACCGCGTGGCTCAGCCACATATCCAGTATCATTGCGTCGGTCATCGGTTCCTCCTAGGCCAGCTTGGCGAGTTCAGCTATTTCTTCGCCGAGGTCACTCACTTGACTGAGCGCCATATTCTCGGCGAAGGCGTTGCCCTCATTGTGCGCTTTGCGAGCGGCGAAAAGCGCCTCATTCAGGGCGTCCCGCAGGTGCCACAGATCCCGCATCAACTTTCCGAATTCTTTATCCGTCATCTCAATTCTCCTTTTTTGCTTCACTTGACACTATGGATATTATCGCACATTGTATAGCGTTTGTCAAGCGTTTAGAGAAAACTCGCGATGTCGTCCTTGGCCTGCTCGAACCACTCGCGGACTTCCAAGCGGCAGCGAGTGCGGTCTCCGGCGAGAATCGTATTCAGTTCCGACTCGGTCAGCAAGGGCGTCGGCTCTCCCTTTGCGCCCCAACTGCAGATGACGTTTTCGCCAAGTAGCGCGTATTCCTGCGTTGCGATTACGAGCAAGTGTTTGCTGGCTCGCATGTAGTTGAAGTCACGCGTGTCGCAGACGGCCCAGACAAATACGGTATTCCCGAACGCGCTGAATACCGCGCCGTACACCTCCTCGTGGGTCAGCAGCGACGTGTGCGGTCGCATGTCGGAAACGAATCTCTCCCAAAAGTCCTCGATGCGCTTCTGCTCGCGCTCTACGGTATCGGCCTTGCAAACCACGTGTAGCACTTCCATTAGCTTCTCCTTGATGAAAACCCCCGCCCGAAGGCGGGGGGTGAAAAGTCGTTTCTACAAACTCGCGAGGGCTTCTCCGAACCAGAGTTCAACATCGGCTTTGCCTTGAGCGGCGACTATTTCTCTGGCTTCCTCTTCGTTTTTGCCCTCGGCTCGGATGGCGTCGTATGCCTCAAAGTACCCAAAACCGTCACTGCGGATGTTGTCCAATTCCAAGGGATGGTCGGCGGTCAGTGACCACATCTCCTTTTTTGCCTCGGTGCCGTCCTCGCTAATCGACACCCACACGAACGCCCGGGTGCCGAGGATCTCGGTGAACTCGCCTGCGATGGCTCGGTAGTTCACAAAAGTGTGCGGCATATTCCACGTTGACACCGACTCCCAAAAGTCGGCTCGTCGGGCGAACTCTTTTTCGGCGTCCTCATTCTTCTCAATTCTCGAATAAAACATTTCCGTTCTCCTTTTTGCTTCACTTGACACTATAGATATTATAGCACAACGTATAGCGGTTGTCAAGTGTTTAGAGAACTCTCATGGCGCCCTTCGTGCGCTTCACAAACTCGTAGGCCGCTTTTATCCCGCGCACTAGGTCGTTTACCGAACGCTCGACGGAATGTGCCTTGACGACCATGCGAGCCAGCTTTTGCTCCAAGGCGTCCCAGTCGCCTTCGCCGCGTCCAGTATGTTGCTCCTTCGTTTCCTCGTAGCGGACAAAGTATTCCTCCAAGAGGTCGATCTCTTCGTGCAGTCCGGCGAAAAACTCCTTGCGATCTTCAAGTATCACTTCGCTTCCTCCCAATTCTCGGCATCATCCTCAAGAAAGTACCCATTAACCTCGACGGTGAAAGGGTGCAGCGACCGGACAACGCCGACCACCGGATACTCTTTTCGTCTTACCGTCATCCCAACCTTCAGTCCCGTTTCCATATCCTGCAGATACCTCCACGCCATTTGTTCCGGGGTGGCGCTCAGCAACCAGTCAAGCGGCTGGTCTCGCAGCCACATTCTCGGATGCTGCAACGCCACCATCTCGGTCGTTAGCCACAGCCACAGGGCCTCCTCGAACGGCACCACGATATCGCGTGAGATCATCGTGGTGCCGTCTCGGCCCATCGTTACCTGCATTCCAGTCCGATGCGAACCGTGTAGACGCGGTCGCAGTCCTCACACTCGAAGGTCGCGCCGTCCACAATGGCGCTGCTTGCCAGTTCAATGTCGGCTCCGCATCGGCAATGAATTCGCGTACGCAAGAATGAGATCGAGGCCGTTTCCACAGGATCCAGCTTCTTGATCTCGGCGTCGACCAGCGATTGGTCAACGCTGTCGTAGTGAACGACATTCGCGCCGGGGGTCAGTTCCGAACAAGCTTTAGTGCGCAGCTCCCCGGGCGAGAACTTGCTCCAATACCGGCAAAACAGATCGGTCGCAGTCGGTACGGAAGTCACAAACCCAAAATCCACGTCGGGGTGCTGCAAGTCCCCCTCGGCGTGCGTGGGCACGTAAGCAATTTGGTCGCCTCTCTTGTAACCCATTTGAATCTCCTTGGCCCGCCCCGCGAGAGGCGGGCCATGCGTTCTAGTAGTCCCAGTCCAGCTATTCATCGTTTTCTCCTATTGCGATAGTACGCCGCTCGGTTTAGGCACGCACCCCCGGAAGGAATAACCGGGGAGTGTCGTGTGCGTGCCTAAGCAGAACGGCTTACGGTTCGAGCGCGTAGCTGATAGCCCACTCGAGTTCGACGGCTTGAAGGGCCTTCATTCCACACCGCAGAGCTTCCAGTTCGTCGTCGGTCACGATGACCGCGTTCCAATCGTCCCGCTCCTCATTCAGGGATTCCATGGCCAAGATGTTCCCGCGCGGATTCTTGCCGACCCAAAACCCGATCTCGGCGTGCTCGCTTGCGATGTGGATGACGGGGCTGATCCAACTCTGCTCCCCATCGCAATCTGCGATGCTCGTCTTGACCTCGTAGCCGAAGCGCGGGGCTACTTTCTTGACTAGATCCCAGAGTAAGAACCACTTTTGGGATTGCGGTTCGTTCACTTCACTCGCTTTCATCATGCCCTCCAACCATTGCTGTTCCTGCCGATAGTTCTCAACACTCAACTCAGCGTCGAACATTTTAGACCCCCCGCGTGCTGGCCCAGTAGGAATAGCGGGCCTTGCGCTCGTCGGCATATTCACGCTGATTCCGCAATTCCTCCTCCATTTCGTAGTCCACCCAATCCCTGATCTCCTCCATCGACTCGTTCGTCAGTTCCAGCTCTTCGGCGTCGTCCGGCGTTTCGGGGTCGTCCCAGTAGGCGATGAGAATGTATTCCACGAGCTCCGCCACCGCGCGTTCGTAGCGCCACGGATCCACATAATCGGCCACGTCCAACCTTTGCTGCGCTTTCTCCAACCAGTCTGCATAAGCCATGTCAGTTCTCCTTTTTCTCGTTTTCTACAGGTACGGGTTAACCGTGAATCGGGTCTTGAAAAGTTTGTCGTTCCAGGGGCGGCCGCCGGCTTGTCGGCAACGGCGCAGTTCTGATCTCTCCGCAGGCTTGTGCGTTTGAGCCAGCAGAGTGTCCAGAACAAGATCGGATAGGTCGTACTCAAGATCGGCGATTCGATCGGGGTCGGCTCGCATTCCCTTTTCATCTCTGAGCTTGTTCTGCAATGCCCAAATCTGCATTGCCACCTTCTCGCTTACCGCAACTTTCGGGGCCGGATACTCGTACATTTTATTCTCCTTTTTTGCTTCACTTGACACTATAGATATTATAGCATATCGTATAGTGTTTGTCAAGCGTTCAGAGAAACTCCGAGATCTTGCGATAGAATATGTTTCGCATCTCCTCTAGCGCCGAATCGTAATCCCCGTCGGTCGTCAAAACTGAGTTTTCGTAGGTTTTCACCTCATTTGAAAAGGCTACTTCACGAATTTGGACGCGCGGGAAAGCATCGGCGAGGGCGGTTTCGCAGTCCTTCAAGAACTCGTTGGCCGCGCGTTCCCCGCAGCCCGCGGGCCACAAAACCTCTTCCATTAACCAGTCGTGGTTGACCAGCATTGTTACTCGTTGGATTTTCATAGTCCGTTCCTCAGACAGTATGTCGCAAACACGACCGCCCGATCTGCGCGAAGGCAATCAACCTCGGCCTCGGTGACGGCCTCGTGGGCCAGCATCGCCTTTTTCCAGTCTAGCGAATTCATGTCCGCAGCGTAGCGGCGGTGAGTCAGCGTAGCGTTTGTTCTTGCCCGGCGGGCTTCATCGTAGGCCTCTTCAACCATTTCCTCGGTCACTTTTTCGTAGTTCACTTTCGGTCTCCTTTTTTTTCCTAGGCGATTCTGCATTCCATCTCAATTTCGATTTCCAGAAGGTCCATTCCCTGGAACTGCTCCGAGGAAGCCACAATGGAGAATCCCTCGTGAATCTCTTTTAGCAGTGCCCACGGGTGTGCCTCAAATTCGTTCTCGGCATTTCTCATAATTGCCCAGAACCCCAATCCTTCCGGCATCTCTAGGGTCTCTTTCACGAATTCGGCCATTTCTTTATAATCCATTTCCGTATCTCCTTTTTTTTGTCTCACTTGACACTATAGATATTATAGCATATCGTATAGTGGTTGTCAAGCGTTTTGGGAAAACTCGTAAAAACTCATTTCGTCCTCCAAGACCGCCGCCCACCAGCGCTCGATTGCTCCGAATAGCCGCGCCACGTCCAGCATCGACGCCAAGACGATTTGCATCCCGTCGCACCGCACTTCAACGTAGTGGCGCCCTCGATGCGCTACCTGATCGACCATTACGTGAAGCCGCCCCTGATTGGGCAACGCGTATGCGCGTGACCATGCTCGCGTGTAGAGGAGCTTCGCGTGCTTGTGGCAACAGTAGAGCGGCCGCGGCTGCTCGTCGTCCCAGTAATCGCGTAGTCTCGGCATCATGCCAGCCCCTCCGCTATCAGTCTCCACTGCACATCGTCTACGCTCGTAGCGTCGGTAATTACAAGAGCGCCCGCCTTGCGCCAGCGGTTTTGGATCACCTCTTGAATCTTGCGTGAGTGCTCGCCGGGCTGCTTCACTTCGATCAGTACCATGCGACCGCGCACGCAGGCGAATATGTCCGGCTGACCAAAAACCTCCGGCGTCGCCACAAACTTGATGCACCGACCAAGCCCGTTCACGTAGGCCATGATCGCCTCTTCGATCTTGCGTTCCTTACCCATCTTCTCCCTCTCTCTCTTGCGCTCGGCAAAACTCGCAAGTGGGTTCGTACCAATGGGTCAGCATCCGGCGGGCTTTGCTAGTCGAAACGAGAAAAGTTTGCAAGCGCGTGTGATGACAACGCGCACACTCAATCACAACGACCACATCAACAAGGGTCTCACCTCTCGACATCGTTATACTCCTTTAGGTATTCGATCGGCACTGCTTCGGGCGTGGCTCGGTCAGGTCGGTCATCGAACCACACGAACGCCGTCGCTCCCATCACGCAGTGCACGACCCCCTTCCTGACTTTCGTCAACCCATTATCGAAGATGACTCTATCTCTTGCGTTCACAAAGCGCCTCCAATCCGGCCCATAGAATCAGGGCGGCCACAAAGTAGGCCAACCCCGATCTCGTGAATAGCCACCATACTGTCCAGATCGCTTCCAGCATCACAACCCCTTCGCGCCCAGTAGGGCCAATACGGCCAACCCGATAACGGTCATCCCCGCCATCAGCGCCAGCGCCAAGTTCTTCACGACGTTCTTGTTTTCCCCGTCACTCATCGCGGCTTCGCTCCCTTACAATACTTGCAGCGGTCGACTATCTTCTGCAGCGCCTCGCGACGCTTGGTCGATGCCTCAAAGGGCACCTTGACTGTTTCGTAGAACTGCGTTGCGCAGTTCCGGCACGTTACAAGGATCTCTCGTTCAACTAGAAGCGGCATCTCTCACCTCCAATGGTTTCCCACAGTCCAAGCAGACCTTCGTTTTCACGGCCTTCGTCTCTCCCTTGCCGCCCGGCACCGCCACGACCTCATCAACCCAAATCGTGCGGCGATGCGTGCAGTTGCCGTCACTCAGTTTCAGTCCCACGATGCTCTCCTTTCAGATAGCCGCCGGGCGCGTTGCGCCGCTCCAGCAGTTCGTTGTAAGTGTTCGGCCACGCTGCGCGTAGCAGATCGATGTTCGTCGAATCCGCCTTGCGCATGGCCGCTTGGATCAGCGCGTAGAACGGGACGTCCATTGCCGCCAGCTCTAGTGCTTTCTGATAATCGTAGTAGGTCATGTCAGTCCTCCCTTGTCATCCGGCGGTACATCTCTGTCGCTTCCTGCATGCTAGGGAACTGTTCGACGTAGGTGTCACACGCGCTGTTCGTTTTCGTCCACGTATTCCCATGATGACGCCATCCGGTCACGTCCAGCTCTCCGCGAAACGCCTCAAATTCCGAGTGTCCGTCACTGTAGTAACGGCTGATCAAGAACGCTCCACAGATCATCATCGTTTGCCTCCCTTCAATGTTTCGTAATCGGCTCGTGCTTGCTCCCGAGTGGCTTTTTGATCCACGTAGATGTCAGGCTCGTCCCAGGCTGTGCGGGGCTTGAACCATGAATACCCTCCGTTTGGCCGGTAACCGGCAAGCAGCAGCGTCCCCCATACCAGCGAATACTGCGTCGCTCCGTCCGCGTAGTACTTGGAAACTACAAAGTGTCCCGTTACTCTCATACTGCTCCCACCTCCATAATCACGTTCCCATTGCGCCATGCGTGCCACGGCCCCTTGCGGCGGCAGCGGCGGCGCTCCAAGATCAACACGCAACGCTTAGGGTCGATATTCTTGCACCACTCTCCGGCCTCCTTGCAATCGAGGAATGTATCCGACGCAAAGTAGAACAAGTACGCATACGGGTCGTCCCGCTCATCCTCGCGGCAGTAGCAAACCGTGTACCGAATAGGCACTGCGTCTCTCCTTTTTTTCTATGAATTCAGAGCCGCGCCGCGAAGTTCGTCGAGCGTGATGAGCCCCGCGACGTAAGCGGCTGCGGTGCCGTTGGCTTTTTCTCGCGGAACTCCAAGTTCACTCAGTCGGTCGCGTTCTTCGTAAACCCGGCGAACCGCCGCGAGATCATTCTTGAAGCGGTAAGGCGCGTAACTGTTCAACTCTGCGTCCGTCATTTCCCTCTTTAAACCGTAATACCGCATTCCCGTCTCTCCTTTTTTTGTCTCACTTGACACTATAGATATTATAGCATATCGTATAGCGTTTGTCAAGTGTTTCGGGAAAACTCAAAGCGCGACGCAGTATTGCGTAGCGGGTTCGCCGATATAGAGCGCCTTGCGTGCCCGCGTTACACCCACGTAGAACGTGCGCGTAATTGCATCCCGCCCCTCGATGCTGGACTGCTGCTGCCCCATCGCCGCCGCCGAGATGTCGGGCCAGATGATCACCGCGTCTGCTTCGCCGCCTTTCACCGAGTGGCACGTTCCAACGATGATCTTGGGTTCGTCGTTGAGTGTGGCCACCCCGCGGGCCTTGGCGATGGCGAGCGGGAATTCCAGCCGCTTCTCGCCTGCCTTGGTGAGGTGTTTCCTGAACCAGTCCAGGTCGCAGTCGAGCGCATCGTAGAGCGCCGCTTCCTCAAAGATTGCGTCGCACAGGAATTCGATCTTCGCGTCCGAGTAGATCTCCGGCTCCCCCATCTCGCGCAACACCTTTTTAGCCCCTCGTTTTAGCACGCCGTTAGCAGCCAATAGGTCGGTAAAACTTTTTACGTCCTCGTACGTCCAGAAGCGGGCGCGGTCTCCAAACGTCTCCACATCCGGGCGCATGTAAGCCAAGAGGCGGTCAACTGACGTATTCCGATCAGCGCTGCGGCGGATCGGATTCCAGGCCCCCTGAGTCACACGATAGGGGTTGTGGTACATGTAGCCGCGTTGCCGCAGTGCGTTGATGGTGTTGTGAAGCATGTAGCCGCAGGACGCCAAGATCATGACCGTTTCGTCGCGCTGCAAGTGTTCGTCGATGACTCGAAAGATGCTCTCCGGCGCGCGAAAGTTCGCGGGTATCCGCGCCACGCTGCCGTCGCGGTCTTCCGGGTTGAACTCTTTTTCCATGCGGCGAGCGACGCGCTTGATGAGCTTTTGCGAATAGGCGTGAACCGTTCGAGGTAGCCGATGCGACTGCCGTAAGATGTGGATTTGTTCGGGCGGCAACTCCGGTTCCAGCATCGACTCGGGCGACGCGCCTGTGAACGAAAAGATACACTGATCCTCGTCACCGGCGGCAACGAAAACGTCCGCGTGCTTGGCCCACTTGCGCAGCAGCGTCCACTGAAGTTTCGTAAAGTCCTGAACCTCGTCGGCGAAGATGACCTCTGGATTCCCCGGCGCTATTTCGACCATGCGGAGTGCGTGATCCAGCATGTCGGTAAAATCCATGTACCCGTTGTCCTCTTTCCACTTCTCCCACATCTCGGAGAACCGCTCCACGTCGGCAGGCCACTGTTTGTGGGGTACCATTCGGGCGCGTAGGCGCTGCATCCGAGACAAATACGCGTCTCCGGCAGCTTTGGATGTCCGCTCCGCATAGGGATCGTCGATAGCTGCACTGCTGGTCTTGGTCGAGAGCTGTAACAGTCCGGGTGCTTTGTCGTTCCACTCGTTCAGCTTCGTCTCTGCAATGGGTGGTTTTCCCATCCAGCGGTAGCAGATTCCGTGCAGCGTCCCGACGTGTTCGTCAGGAACGGACAGGTCGCGTGCCAGAAGTTCGGCGGCGGCAGCGCGTGTGAATGACGTGACCATAATGCGATCCGCTCCACGCGCTTCCACTGCTCGTTCTACCTGCCTTGCGATTGAGGTAGTTTTGCCTGTGCCCGGAGGCCCGAAGAGTCGTTGTTCTATTCCCATTGTTATCTCCTTACAAAAAGCGGGCGCCCACATGTTTTGGCAGGCGCCAATACGATCTCGTTGTGCTCCTATCGTTAATCCGCGTTCCCAGTGAGCGGCATTGAGCTCCTAGCCCATTGAGCGCCACCGACACTTGCACGCTGCCTTCGCGCACTTGCGCGTACATGAAAAGCCACTTGCGAAAGTCCGCTAGGCGCACCCATACTGCATTCTCCTTGATCACTGGAGCACCGATTTCGACGCCGCGCTGATAGTCGTCCTCCGGGTAGATGCCGCGCTGATCCAAGTACTCGTCGAGCCAACTGATTACCTTGCGGTCTCGGCTACTGTCTTCGCCCAGATCCTCCTCTTCCGCCATGTCAAGCAACAACTGGGCTAACTCATACCAGCGGTTCGCCTTGAGCGGGTTTTTCACAATTCCGGTCGTGTCAGCCAGCTTGTTCAAGACGGTGCGCTGTCGCATGAAGTTGTCGATACCACCGATCGGAACCGTTTGCCCGTTCGCGACCAAGTAGTACAGGCCGCCATCGGAAGTCTGGTAACGAATGATGCGCTGGATGTTCATGCCACCCAGCGCATTGCAAACTCTTTGCCGCGCGTCCTTGTCGGTTGCCTCGGTAATTGCGAGTTCGTCGAGGGCGATCTCTTGCGCCGTGCTCTCTCGGATCTTGGCTATCGTGCGCGGATAGTAATTCTCCTGATCCATCCGCGTTTTCTCGCCGTGCTCGTGGTGCAAGTGAATCAGCAGATCCACAATCTCTTGGTCTGTCCAGCCATAGCGGACGCAGTAGTTCGCCACGCTGAAGTCGTAGCCCGAACCGCTCTTGTCGTTCATGTCCTTGCGGTCTCGATTGCAGGACAACCTGAAGTTGTCCTCCTCGGAAAGGAGGCGTTGAAACTTTTCGGAAACGTACGGGTCTAGCAAACGCAGAACCAAGTCGCTGCCCGCCCCCGTCGCCTTTGAAAAGTCGCTGCCTCCAAGGTCAATCGGCAAAAACGATTCCACATCTTCGGGAGCGCCCAGCCGCGACGTCGAGTCCTCGATACAACGCACGGGGAACGGGCGCTCGGGATTCTTGCAGTTGTGGGTTCCGGGGATGCGCAGTATGCGTGAGAGGTCGAAAACGGCGTCCAATGAGTAACCGCGCGAAGCCGCTTTCCGTTGCAGCATCGCTACCCACGAACGCGAGATGTTTTTGATTCGCTGTCGATCCGCTTCGTCGTCAAACGCGTAGGGCTCCTTGAAAAGCCACCACGCGTGGTAGCCGTGCCCCGTTTCCAAAACGAGACTGGGCTGGAAGGGCATCGACTTGATCAACTCAAGCGCTGTTTCCGCTGGCGGGTAGTTTTTGTTTTCTGCGTGAATGGGGGCTTGGAAGTCCACGTCCGCGAACAGCCCGGATAGCGCTACTACCTCATCTTCCGTATGACGCTTGTGCGCTCCATTATCCGTAGCAGATAGCCCTACTCCGCAGTAAATGTCCTCCGCTCTGCGGTTCGAGACGTATTCGGCAGCATCATCCACATCTTGGAACCATGCGCTGCGCTTATCGGCCAGCGTCCAGATCAGAATGTAATGTTCGGGATCCTTAGCATCGAAAACGGCGTGCAGGAAGTCGGAGGGGGATAGAATTGTCATGGGAATCTCCTAGAGGGCGCAGAAGGGGGCGGACAGAGCCGCCCCCTT